ATGCAGCAATATCCCAATCTAAAACACCAAAACCTGCGCCCCGAGTAAAATCATGAAGTAAAGTATAACTACCATCTTTAGAACTTATAATTTTATCTTTTATAAATGTAGACCATTTAGGAGTACCGTATCCTGCTGCAGCCATGACTTGAGACTCGCCTCTGAGTGGCTCAAAACCCAATAAACGAGTAGCAGTTGAATAGAAAAGCCCAAGAGAATTGGGATAGCGGAATCTTTTAATCCAAGTAATTTTGCCATTTTCATATACTCCTAAAGATGTTGAAAATTTTCCTCCGACCGTGTCAATAACCATTACAGCACAGTCATTCCAATCAGTCATAATAATAGAACTCATAGCATGAGCGCTATGATGATCTACTAAAACAGGTTTTGCTTTAGTAATTTTTTTAATATCAGATTTAAATTGTTTATAAGTAGTCTCCTCGTAAAAAGCAGCTATTTCCCAGTCTTCGTAAGTATTACGTAACCATTCAATTGTTTTAGTTGGAAAACGGTTATCGTATTTTTTACGAGAAAACCTCTCTTCATGAGCGGCTCCTAAAATATATCCATCTTTTATTGAAGCTGCAGCGCTATCGTGATGATAGCAACTTACTCCGAGTATCTTCATCAAAATACCTATTAAATAAGTTAGTTAAATCTTTTTTTGTCTTTGTAGAATAGTCAGGAGTTCCTACAAAATCAACAAAAGCCCACCTACGATTATCAACCACTGGTTGTATACGATGAACCATAAAACAAGGAAATAAAAGTGTTTTACCTGGTTTTGGATAAATTCTTATTAACACTTCATCAGGTTCAGGGGCAGAAAAATCAGTTTGCTCAACACGATTACCTTTAGGATTCCAAGAACCAATTTCAAATGGCTTACCTTCAGTTAAATAAACTAAGTGTGACCAAAATCTTCCTGGCCGAGAGGTAGTTAATCTTTTTTCTGCGAAATCTAAATTGTCAAAATGCCATTCATAACCCTCACCAGGTTTTAATAAGATGGCTACTTTTCCAGCAAAATCGCATCTCCATTGATGTCCGTGAAGAGTATAATTTTTTTCACAATGTTTAACTATATTGGTCGCTTGTCTGGCGATAGTTTCATTAAATCCGATCTCAACTGCGTCGCTCCACCCATCTTTAATGTAATCTTCCATCTATCGTATATCTCCGATGCTAAAATAGGTGCATATTTAATATGCCCATCTTGATTCATGTGTCCTTGATGGCCCATGTTACCCTCTCGTTTAGCAAAATCTCGCATATAAAAATCCCAAATACAAGGATGTCCAGTAAACCATATATGTTCTAAAGTATTAGGTCTATAAATTGGTATAAGTAGTAAGTTATCTCTATTTGCATTACTTAACACAGCTTTTACAAATAAAGCATTAATTCTGTTATACCACGGCATTTTTGTAAGTTTTTTAAACCATAAATCTCTTACAAGCGCTCCATACTTATCTAAAGTTCCCCAAGGATAAGGTAACAAATAACTACCATCACCCTTTGGGTCAACTCTGTGGTGGTGTCCAATCAGCCAAATTACTTTAAATCTATTGACAAGGTCGTTATCGATGATGTATTCTGCTTGTGCATCTAAAGTAATTCCAGGAACTTCCCATCGGTTTTTTAAACCGAGTAAATTAAATGCAGGAATGGGTGCTTCATCACAAGGTATAGACCATGAATTGCCAACTAAAAATATTTCGTCACTCATGTTAATTGTTTCCTGTGGTGATAGTTTTACTCAGGGAGAAGGACTCTCTGATCAAAAAGAATGCTATCCGTTTTTAGTGCAAGATAAATTAAACGCTGAATTAAAAAACTTGTCTCAAAGCGGAGCATCTGAATACCTTATTACAGCACAAGTTGAAGAAGCTGTCAAGTTAAATCCTGATTTAATACTTATCGGTCATACAAATGAATACCGATGGCAAGTTTGGGATTTTAGGCGTAACCATTGGCAAGGATTTATAGTAGCAAATCATGTTTTACAAAACGAAAAATATTATAGAAACTGGATACTATCTGAGCAAATATTAGGAAATAAACGTAAAAAAACAAAAGAACATCAAGCAGCTTGGCACGCAGCTGGAATGTTATATTTTTCAGAAGAAGAATTAGTAAAAAGAATGTGGAGTGGTGCGGTAGCAAAGCAAGTAATAATTACAAAAGGCATCAAAACAATTCACCATTGTTGTTTTCCACATTTACAACCAGAATTAGAAGAGTTAACTAGTGACTATGTGAAGTTTCATTTAGATTTAGAAAAGCATAAAGATTTAGCACCTGATCGTTCTCACGCAGGTGCTAAAAGTCATAAAAAGTTATGTGATTTAATAATGTTGGCTCTGGGGGAAGGATTCGAACCTTCAAGATAAATAATTTGCCGTCATCTATCACACGAGAAACAATCGTGCGTGTTTACCGTTTCACCACCCCAGAATAAAGTTATTTGTCTAATGCAGCAATCATTCTAGTCATGCCGATTCCTCCACCTACTCGTGGAAAGAAATCAAACTTCAAAAACTCTTCTAACTCTGCTTCAACTCTATCTTTTCCAAATAAATTATACAATAGTTGTGAATATTGACCATCAGTGATTGTGTGAAAAGTATCTCTCATTTGTTCAACATCAGTAGAGCGTTCTGCCGAACCTATTGTTTCCATACCGCCTAGTATAACATCTATTTTTTTACTTGTAATACCATCTTCGTATCTACTCATATTCCAAAAAGGACTTGTAAACTCAGGAAAATCTGTAATTAAAGCTGTGGTAAACTCGTCATACATTTTTCCTTCATCTTCTGCTGTTAGGTCTGAATGTTCGCCCCATCCGTAATGCTTCTGCCATTCTGCGTATGTTTTTTCAGTTGGTTTTTCAAAACCTAAGTAGTCCACTAGTTCATATTCCATGGCTTTTAAATCTTCTATATTACCTGGAAATTCAAATTCAAACATTGGAAATATGATGTCGTGTCTGCCTGGAATGGCATTAGGTTCTTGTCTATATGAAGTGGAGACACAAAAAAAGCCCTTTGAATCGGGCTTACTTAAGAGCTCATGCTCTAACCACATCTGACCAGTTTGGGGTAGAGGCCAAACCTGCCCAGCATATTTATAAGTGGCAACATTAAATGGGTCTTCACAAGCTGCTAGAATAGATAATCTATTTTGGGTATGTACTTCGAGGAAACCTTTATCCAAAAAAAATGACCTTAAAAGGCCAACAGTGTTCGTAAATTTATTCGGGTCTATCAATTGAGTCATTTTTCTCTCCTTTTTTTGCTCAAAAAAAATATGGCTAAAGACTTAGCTTTTTACATTTCAATCAGAATACCAAAAAGCTAAGTCAATGTCAATAAAAATTTAAATTTTATGAACAGGCTTCAACAAAATCTTTTATCTCTTCCCACTTTTCTTCCTCTTCAGAAAGATTTTCTTTTCTGACTATTGTTGCAACTTTGGTAATTGTTGCGACAGGTATTCCATAATTTTCTTTAATATCCTTTTTAAGAGCGCCAATTTTATCCCTCATTGCTTCAATTTGAATCATTAAATCAACGATTCTTGATATTTCAGTTTTTAATTCTGATTTAAGTGCTGCTTCCATTATTTCCCTCTATTACTTTGAATGTTTTTGTTACTTTTGAGAAGTTTCTCAATTGGAAACGATACTGCATTACGAGCGTGCAATATAGCTTCATTTTCTGTAAACCATCTCCAACTATCAAAATCAATACACATAATTCTTCCATCATTGTCTATCATGTAGTTGTTAAGAGTTTTCATATCTTTACCAATAAACAAATAACTCGGAAAGGATTTATTTTTGAGTTTAAACATTATGTTTATCAAGTTAGATAATTGACTAATAAACTTAAATATTAGTTCTTTTCTTTTTTCGGTTTCTAAAGACCAAAAAAGTTGAGAAACAGTTTTTCCATTAATATATTCCATTTCATACTGAGTCTCTTCAACAGCATATATTTTAGGAATAAATGAATGTTCTATTAATGTAAT